ATCCTTTGGATATATGACAAATCAGATGAAAATATTCATGTGAAATAGTATTTATTAACTATGAAAATGAACTAGTTTTATTAATTATTATAACAGAACTTTTTAAATTCATATTTGAATATGTTAATCCTGTATTTAGATTACAATTTTCTAAATTATCAAGAGCTTTTTCTATATATTTATTAGGACATTTAATGTCTATTAAAGTTTCAATTATATAATCAATATCATCACAAGAACATTCGTAAAGTATTGTTACATTCCATCCATGAATATCAAAAGAATCTTCTATCATAACATTTCTTCCCATTCAATTGGAATACCTAATGTAACAGTATCGGCATACCACCTGTTGAATACTATTCCGTCATATCCATCCTAATCGTCTATAACATCCTTTACATAAAGTGCAAGATGTTTTTCATCTGATATACTACTTCCAAGAAAATCATTATTTCCCATATTATAGACATAAACGTAATCGTAAAGTTCATTGTTATTTAATATTACTCCATTTTTGTTTAAAATTTCGTCTACCTTTTCTTTTGGAATTGGTGTTTTACCGTGATCCATTTTAGAAACTGCAAATTTACACAATTTTTTATTAAAATGCTATCCATAATATTTTAAATAACGTTTCATTGAAGTAGGTCTATCATCATAAATATCAAGAGGCTACCTAACCATCATTAATAAGAACGTCTACCACCACGGCGCATACCATAGCGAGAACCGTACATATCGTCATCGTCATAATGTTTACGATTTCCCATTTTGTCGCCATATTCAGAATCTTCTGCTAAATCTTCAAAAATAGCAGCAAGGCATTCAGAATGCTTTCCTATTTCAGAAACAGCCTTCATAACTTTTCCGAACTTATCGTCAGTAATTTCTAATACTATCATTTCTATATTAAATTAAAAATTTTGTCAAGTTTAGATTCAACACCATCAAATCTATTTTCTAAATTTGATAATCTTTCATCTCTTTCTTTATCTATTGCAAATTGAGGACTTAATTTTTTAAGAATAGATTCACATTCAACAATGTTCTGTTTATAAGAATCAATATTTTCAACAATATGTTTACTATTCTAAAGAATACTTTCTACTTCATTTTGTATTCCTTGTTTAGTTTCACTTATAATAATACTTCCGTTATTATAGGAAACTATACTATTAATACTTGGAATAGAATTAAATTCTTGTATAGTTCCATCAATTTTAATTTTTAAATCTACAGTGTTCTACGGTCCAATATTATACGGATTTGTTTTAGGATAACTTACTCCTATGATTTCTCCTACATCGTATTTAGGAGAGGAAGTCTTATCTAATATATAGACAGGACTTCCTTGAGATAAAGCTGAAAACATATTATTCAGTAGTTCTAGACATTAATATAAGCAACCCTCTTTTTCTATCATTAAATACTAAAATAGTATTTACATTTAAAAGTTCTGCAGCTGTAACAGGAGTGCCATTAGGAAGTACTAAATTTCTAGTAACACTATCTGTAAGACTACTCATTGTTAAAGTTACAGGAAGAGTTGCAGTAGCATCTGCAGGAATTACATCATCTATAACAACAGTAAGATATCCTACAGGCTATATTCTACGAAATCCAAGAGCTATATCAATAGTTTCAGTTTCAATAGTAGTATTAGTACTTACAATATACGGAATACCTCCTGCATTAGTTGCTATAATTTGATTACAACAATTCATACTTTTACCTCCTATCCGTTAATTAAAATATTATACCACCATTATAGTTGTAGCCATAACCTGCAGAGTAGTTAGGACCTACATAAGGAGTTGCGTTAGCAGCTATAATATTAGGCCATTGAACAGGAACAGTATTAGGCTATTTCGAGGCAATGGCATCAATCTTATCATCAAGAACATGTAAAGCATTATTGAGCTGTAATGTTTGATGATCATTACTAATTTGACCTCTTAATTGAGTTATAATATCACCCTGAGTATCAATCTTATTCTGCAATTCTCTTTCTTTAAGGTTACAGAACTCTTTTGTGATAAGAGTATTCTGTCCAGCAATGGCATTAAGAACAGCATTAGTATTTCTATCAGCTTGAGTTGCAAGAGCATTAGTTTGCTGACAAACAGCAAGCTGGTCAGCACTCTCAATCTGAGCCATCTGAAGCTGAGTAGCAGCTTGGTTTTGTGCACTCTAAAGCTGACTAGCAGCAAAATTAGAAGCAGCTTGAGACTATAAAGCATTAGTCTATTCTACAACAGCTAATCTATTTTCACAGCAACATTGACATAATTGTTGACTAAGAGAAGCATTACCTGCTTGAATAGAATTAATAACCTGCTATCCACTTAACCCAACTTGTGCGCTAACAGTCTAAACTGCCGATTGAATAGCGTTTACACCATTCTAAACATTACTTACAGAAGTGTTAAGCATCTGAGATAACTGACTTAAAGCATCAGCTCTTCCGTTAATTGCTTGTAAAAGAAGATCTCTACCAGCGTCATTATTTAACTGATTAGCTAAGAATCCAGTTCCGTTATTTCCTCCGAAACCTCCGAAACCACCGTAACCGTTTCCTCCGAATAACCAAGGAAACAGTATCCACATAAACATCATCCACATCCAGTTTCCATTACCAAAACCTCCGTTCTGTGATAAAGCAAGCATTAATGCTGGATCAATAGAATGATTGTTATCAGGAATAGTATAAATTTTACTTTCAGACATAATAAAAATTAGTTTTAATCGTTAATTTTTTACTTCCTATTTGAAGTAGT